TGAAAAACCATAACGACTGCCAAAAGCCCTAACGTCCATGTTTACTCAACTGTTTCTATAAGTTTAGCCAAATAAATCGCTGCTTTTTGTAAATCTTCTTTTCCGTTTTTATCCTCCCATCTCCACAGATATTTAAAAATACAACCCTCTAAATAACCTTGAAATTTTACAGAGCCCATAGATGCTAGCTGTGCATCATAACACTCCATACCATTCTTTGCGTAGTAGCTAGGGTTAGTGTTGTTCATAGATTGGATTAAACCAGTAAATAGTTCCTTCTTGTGATTCTATAAAACGACGTAGCGCGTACGCTTCTATTCGCGATAAAATTTCACATTTTCGTTTTTCTTTTAAAACGTAACAAACAGATACATAACGAGCGCCCTGAGATTGCATACTCTATAGCGTCAACATACTTTTACAGCATATCAACGGACTACGATCTAAAGACTGAGAGTACTTATTGTCGTCATGACAAATCAATCCGCGATCAAGAATTTCGTACTTATTACGTATCTTGCGCACGGGGACACAACGACGGTGTTCAAATCCAAATGGAATCTCCTCGAAAGCTAGCCCCATTGAACTCCGATCTGCTATAGGCCAATTCCGTATACCTACTTTTTCATAACTCTTTTGAGGATCATAACTATCGGAACGAATGTACTTTTCCCCACTGCTTTGATCTAAAATCATGGCTCCGTAATAGGGGTTCGCTAAAGCAACAAAAAAGTTAACCTCGTGGTCAACAACTAAAACATTTGGAACAACGTAACCACGGTCGGACCAAACATTCGGAGTTTCCTTTGTCAGCGAATGAACATAATAATTATCGAAAGGAATTTTTCTCCCGTCCTGAATCTCATAACGAACAAAACCAGGCTCAAGATTATACTTCTTTAAAACCGGACTCCACTTTAAATAGTACTTAAAGTTCTCATAAGTCATCAGCATATCATTTTCTGTATAGATATAGTAGTCAGCTTTATGATTTAAAATAGCCAGCGCCAAATCTGTTTTATGTGCCCAGGTCAAATACCAACCTTCGTATCCAGGGTCAGCAACTTTTATTTGAATATTTAACTTCTTAAACTCCTGTAAAATAAGTTCAAGAGTCTCTACGTCGTCTTGAGAGTCATAATCAATATAAATATTTACATTGAACTCAAAAGGATACTCCGTATAATTACGTAATAAGTTTATTAAACAATCTGTGCGCTCTAAGGGTTTATGTGCTGTAATAGCAACCCATATTTTCTTTTCCATAAGCAACGAGACTGCTCTAGTACTCTATCGAATAATTGCCACGCTTCTGCAAATAAGTAATTAAATGAGTGTAAGCATCAAGTAAGTCGTCGTGCGACGTAGACCCTACGTTAATAATTTGTTCAAACAGAGCGTCAAACTTTCTATATCTATTAAAGACAATCTTTTTATTCTCGAGCAAACCAAGAGTTCCTCTAAACCTAGAAATTTTATCTCCTCTAAATCCATTAACTTCATGAATATGTAAGTTTGTTAACCCTCGGTCATTTAGTAAAACCCGTTTAAGGTCAGCGGATAAACTTGCTTGGTAAGCGACTGCCTCAACTACCAGCGTAACTGTAGAATAAGTCGGAAAATACGTATCATTCTCGAAAGTTAAAATTCCCCATTCAAGCAACATGTCACACAGTAGATCTATTTTCTCAAGGTTGCCTATAGACCTACATTGGTGTGCATCAATAATGTAGTACTTATCCTTCATCCTTCCTCCCAAAACAAAAGCCGTATAATCGCTTGTTTCGCTCCGACTAGCTGACAGATCAATTCCGATAGCTAACGAATCAAACTCAGTTTCAACTTCTGCTCTAACAAGCAAATCCGGAGAAACAATCAGATCCGTGGTTAGTACAGGTTGTTGCTGGTACTGAAAAGCAAAAGCCACAGGGTCCAATTCTTTCTGACCCAACAGATACTCAACACTCCATTGCTCAGGCCAATAACTAACAGGATTCCCTTTGTTGTCGTAGGTAATCGCTTCTTGCGTAACTTGCTTCCATTTTTTCTCCGGTACAAACATTGTCTTATGAATATCTAATGGGTGGAATCGGGTACCTAAACAGATAGCCCGACCACCTTCAAAAATAATTGGAGCAATAACAGAAGACCAGTTATTGTTCATTTCTTCGCGGATCAAGGGATTTCGAATATCCGCCGAAGATTTCAAAGGGTCATCGATTAAACATAAATGAGCTCGCTTAGATGTAATGGACCCACGTAAACCAGCAGCACGAAGAGTAAATTCTTCGTCACCTACTCTGGAGATACCGGCATATTCAAAATCAATTGACCAACCCACATCGCTCTGCATTCCTGGCTTTAATCGACAGTTAGGGAATATTTTTTTAAATTCGTTTGAGTCTACAATTTGTTTAATTATTCGACTTTTAGGAATAGCAGTAGCAATGTTGTAAGAAATGTAAATTATCTGTAAGGGCATTTTTGCTGCTGTATGTCTTCCTATACACCACGCAGTAAACATATTTAACACGGTACTTTTCGCTGAACCCCTGGGGCTTAGTATATCAAGGTTTGATCCTGCTATATCTAATAAGTACTTATTGCTTTCATTTGTTATTAAGTGTGTATACCACTCCAACATATGCCTTGCTGGAGGTTTATCTAAAAGAGTACAAAACGTTTGAAAATCATTCGCTGCTTTGGTGTAAATAGAATTCTCTCTTGTGCTCGAATCTTCAACAGCGCGAACAGCATTTAATTGAGCCCGGCGGCGGTAAGCAAAAGTTTCCCTGCTAGGCATGTCAATAAGCTGGCAATGTCGCTATACTAAGCGTAATTCAAGCTTACTCGATAAGTGGCAAAAGTACTTTGGTATGGTGATGCTTGTTCTAACACTGGGTTCGGTAGAGTAACCTCCAGTATATTAGAACACTTACAGAAGGAACATGAAGTTGAAGTTGTTGGAATTAACTACAACGGAGACCCTCACGATCTTCCATATAAGATCTACCCTGCTTCAAACTTATCTTGTCCAGACCGGTTTGGTATACCTCGGTTACCCGAGCTAATTGACAAAATTAGACCAGACATTTTTATCTGTCTAAACGACATATGGATCGTTAATCAAGTTTGGGAACGGATTCACTTTCTTAAAGATCAGTACAAATTCAAATTTATTGCTTATTTCCCGATCGATAGCGAGGCGTACTACCCAGAAATGCTTAGAAATATCCCTAATTGGGATTTAGCTATTACGTTTACAGTTAACTGTGCGCACAGAATACTAAAACATGACATCCAACCTAGTAGATTAGGTGTTCTCCCCCACGGTGTGGATACATCAAAGTTTGCTCCTATGCCTCGGGACGAAGCACGAGCAGCTTTAGGTATACCAAAAGATAAATTTATTGTGTTTAACGGCAATAGAAATCAGCCGCGAAAACGAATCGACTTAACAATTCAGTCGTTTGCAAAATTTGCAATCGATAAACCAGATACGATGTTGTATCTGCACATGGGTGTAAAAGATCTTGGTTGGGACATTACAGCGTTATTTAAACGTGAAATGTCTAAATACGACCTGGACGACAAACAAAGATTAATCCTGACTTCAAACGAAATCAATTACATCGCAGCTCCACCAGACGAATTATTAAATAAAATATATAACTCCTGTGACGTTGGACTAAACACAGCTGATGGCGAAGGCTGGGGTCTAGTTAGTTTTGAACATGCTAGTTGCAGAAAACCGCAAGTCGTACCAAACCACACGGCATGTAAAGACATTTGGGAAAAAGCAGGTTTGTTGATCAAGGTATCTACGTGGATAACAGATAAAGATCTAGGAGTCGAACGAGGTCTAGTGGATACAGATAACGCGGCAGCTCTTCTAACAGATTTGTACGAAGATAAAGTAGTGTACGACGAAGTTGCAGAAGCTTGTTTCGAGGTGACTCAACGAAAAGAATATCGTTGGGACTCCGTAGCTTCAGGTTTCTCCAAAGCTATTTCTGATTTTCTTTCTTGATATGCAAACCACTCATCGCTTCCGTCACGTTAACTCTGACGTAGTTTTCCCAATAAAAAAAGAATCCATCGGGATACCTAGTATTTATCGTCAAGCAGAAAAATTAAAAGGACAATTTACAAGGATTGTTGACGGGTTACCTTCTCATTCCGTAGGTAACTTCAGTCCGTCCATTCTACGACACAATGATAATACCTATATAGCGTGGAGATCACAACCTGAACCATTTGGTTTTAAATACGACAACAACTATTACTACCTTAATAATGCACATACAGATATTTATCTAGGCCAATTGGTCGACGATAAAACAATTCTAGGGGCCAAGAAACTACGCGCCACGCCGCACCGACTTAGCTACGAAGATCCTCGACTGTTTGTTGGTCCAGATGATCAAATGTACGTCCAGTTTGTAACTTCTAAATATGCTAGTAAGTACGACTTAAAAGGCAAGAAGTTATTTGATTTACCTAAGGTAGCGGTTTGTCTTGTAAATGAAT